GAGGGCAGGAGCAGAAGTCAGTTGTTGCTGAATTTGTGGATTCTCTTTAAGAAATTCTTCCCTCTCGCTGATGGACATAATGTCAGTCCATTCTTCGCCAGTATTTAGGTTTTTAAAAGTGTAGCTAGGCAATGATGTTTTCCTTGTACTTTTTGCGTAGTAGTTCGCGATCTTCTTGTAGCATATTAATCAATACGCCCATCGCGTTGTATTCGGTTTGATATTCGCCAGCTTTACGAAGCAAAAGAAGAGCTACGTAGAACTCACCAACTGCCTTTTCGAGCATCTCTTCAATTTCTTCGATAGTCTTCGTATTCGTCATCGTCCATTCCCATAATCTGATCAACATTCTTAGATCGAATAAGATTCTTCAACCGTTTTTCTTTGCGTTTCTGCTTGGTGTCCTGGTAGCTGTAACTGTCTTCATCGTCATCGTACCAGTCGCGGCGGCTACTGAAATTCTTATTCTTAGACTTACTCATTGTAGTATGTTGATCCTCCTTACAGGATATTAGGAAATGCTTTGGTGACAACTTCTTTCGTCACGCCAGGATATGGAATATGTTTTTCTTTGACAGCAAGCAATAGCTTTGCGTCCTCAGGATCGAGTGTTTCGAGTAGCTCAATGAACAATGCTTCACGGCGAAGCTGCTTGAGATTGGGATTACCACCCTCAATGAACAGATACAGCTTACGAGCCTCAGTATATAGCCTGTTCTGTTGATCAACAAGATCATTTACCTTGTACGGAGGAGCTCCTTCCGGCAGTAACCAAACGATCTTAGGATCATATGCTCCGCGAAGCATACTCTCTAATGCAACACTGTTGTTTTGACGGAGCCAGTCAATACGCTGGTTTTCGTCTGTGATTTCTGATGCTTTCTTTAGGATTTCAGCAACACCTAGTTTCATACAAAGTCTCCGATATTTTCCATGAGATTCTTTAGTCGATTAGCAATAAAATAATCCATCAGCTTGTTGGGCTTCTTACCAAGCTGTTCCCCATAACTTTCGAGAATCTTATCAGCGATATGTTCGGGAATCTTAGTCAGGTCAATCAGTTGCTCATTGCGCTTGTAGTTACGCAGCATCAACTCCGTACAGAAACGCTCTGGCTCTTGATTGATCCATACTTCGAGCTTCTTAGAACTGATGGGTTTCTGACGTTCACCAACAACCAGACAGTTATCAGGGCTGAGGAAGTTGGGAACTCCATCGCCTGCATCACCCTTGATAATATGTTCCTTGAGGAACTGTTCTGGGTTGTTATGAGTGACGAACTTCTTCAGTACAGGATTATACTGACGAACGTTGAGGTAACGCTGGAGCTGAACGAAGTCTTTGTCACCAGACAGAATGAGAATCTTCTCATAGTCACCGAATTCGCGACAAAGTGTACCGATGACATCATCAGCCTCTGCAGTTTCAACATCAATAACACGATAGGGAAAAACGAGCTTGAGTTCCTCACGAATCTTGTGCAAACAATCGAAGATTGCCTTCCAATCAAGCTCGGAAGTCTCTCGGTTCTTCTTGCGATTCGCTTTGTAATATGGGAACAGCTGTCGACGCCAATAGTTTTTGTTATCGCAAGCGATAATCAACTCGCCGTATTCTTCTCCGAACTTAGCCTTGAAAGATCGGATAGAGTTTAGGACCATATGGCGAACCATACTTTCCTCAATTTCCGCGTTGGTATGGTTACCAAGTTGAACCATAATATTGCTAAGCATAACCTGAGAAAGATCAAGAATAATCATTGTATACGAGCCTTAGCTCTTTCCTTCCTTTGGTGTGATCACAATCTTAACTTTGTCTGAAACTTCTAGATTACCATCTTCATCGACTTGATCGAAAAGATTCTCTGCAATCAGCTGTAATGGATGAGGCAAACCAGAAACTTTACAAAGAAAAGACCTGGCAGCTTCTACAATCAAAGCTCCATGCTTCATATATTTTTCTTCGTCATCTTCGTCAGGTTGAAATCCAGCAACCGAAAAGCTCTCGAACAATCTAGGAACTACAAGCTCGAGGGTTTCCTGAATGTAAACTTGGCGAACCATATCAAGATTGTCCACGACTTCCTCAATTGTTTGAGGACCACGGACATTCTTTCCAGGAAACACGATGATATTATTTGCAGCATCCATAAGCTTATTATACCTGATTTTTTTTTATTAGTCAAGGACTATTTAGAGTTTTAGATTATTTCCCTGAATCGAATGATCTGTTCTAATCTTTTGAACAAGAGAATGTAAGATCATCATATGAGTGTCTTCTACAATTCCGTAGTTATTTGCATCAACATGAATCACCACGTCCGCCAGGTGATCCTCCAAAACTTTTCCTCCATCAAACCCCACGAGAGCGATCGTCTTCGCTCCAATAGAGTTGGAAAATTGTAGCCCACGCGTAATATTCGTGGAATTACCGCTAGAAGAAACTGCTATAGCGAGGGACGGTCTATGGTAAGAGATTTGATCCTGAAAGATATTGAGGTAACTCATATCATTAGCCAGAGCAGTCAATAGAGGACCATTGCTTGTAAGGCTCGTACACTTCGGTTTTAGATCAGTATCCGAGCGAACACCTTTTACGAAGTCAGCACAGAAATGATCAGCGATAGCGGCAGATCCTCCGTTACCGAAGATTACTACGTTGTCCATATTTCTCAGAAGCAGCGCATATGCTTCATCAATCTTTGGTTGATCTACAGCCATAGCTGCTGCGTAAAGTTTTACAGCGTAATTGGAAAAAGAATTTGATGCAGATATCATAATGTTACAGCTGTGCTTCCCTGATCTGTAAAGTTGAAATTGAATCTTTTGTATTCGCGCATCGCGAGAGAAACTGATCCTCGACTAGATTCTGGAACGTAGAATAGCATATAGCCACCACCACCAGCACCAAGTAACTTACCACCGAGCGCACCAGCACTTATACCTCTCTGATACATGAAATCAATATCAGAGTTTGAGATTTTGTTTGATAACTTCTTTTTGGTTTTCCAGGCTTCGTCTAACAAAGCTCCGAAGTCATCGATCTTGTTTTTTACCAGATAACCGAGTGCCTGTTTAGCGAGGTATACCAATCTGGTTGTATTATCGAACGCGTCAACATCGTTACTGATGTTATTGACCTGATCAGAAAGGATATCCGTGGTGTTTCTACTTATGCCTGTAGAATAACACATAAGGTTGTCATTCAACTTACGAAGAACTGATGCCCCAATATTAAGCGGAGTAACTTCAACTCCGGATGAATCGAACCGGATAACGTTGAACCCACCATATGCTGCTGCATACTGATCTTGCTTGCCAATTGGTTCGTCGCAGAGATCGATTTCAATCTCACAAGCAGCCTCCGCAAGATCTCTCTTGTTATGAAGTAGAACCTTATGAGCATACAACGCTTTCAACAACCCTACGGTGAAAGTCGAAGAAGAACCAAGACCCGTACCCTTTGTAGGAACATCGGAGAAACTACAAATCTCGATGTTGTTTTTGATATTGAAATATTTTAAGGCTTCTCTGATACGATTGTGTCTTAACTGTTCAACCTTGTCAACAACTTCCATTTCTGAATAGACAGCTCTAATGTGATTAGTTTGACACTTGTTTAGAGCAATCTGTATATTCTTATCGATGGTAGTCGAAATGACCATCCCAGGATTTTTAGTGACACATTGATTGTAATACTGTGGAATATCTGATCCCCCTCCGAAGAAACTAACTCGGAGGGGTGTTGTTGATACTATCATGTGCTATATTTGAACATCTTCTTAGGGATGCCTCTGGAACCGACTGGATACTGTTCCTTTAGAGAAGTAAGCATGTCCTGCCACTGACGAGCGATCTTGTTTATGTTGAATCGATTGTCGGCGTAGGACTTCACATAACGTAGGTAGTTCTGTGTACTTCCTTCATGAACAACGCTGATAGCTTGGTCTAGAAGATGATAGAACTTATTGGCATGAACATTTGCATTTTCTTCGAACTGATACATTGAAGTCAGATTACCGGAAGTATCAGAAAGACCAGCAAGGTTAGGGTGCAGACAAAGAGCGCCAGCACTCATTGATTCAATAAGAGCTCGGCTATTACATTCTTGCCAAATAGAAGGATACGCAAAGATGTGAGCCTTCTGTTGAGCTTCTCTGACTACTTCGTTAGGAGCGAACCCATGATAAGTGATCTGTGGATGATTCTTACAGGTTTCAAATAATTCCTTGAATTGTTCGTCCGCTCCATCCCATCCGTAGATTGAGAAACTTGAAAACACGTCGAGATGGATATTTTTTCTGTGCTTCGCGAGCTCCACGAAAACTGGTACGAGAAGAGCCAATCCTCTTTGAGGAGTGCTTGTGTAGATGAGTCTGACTTCATCCTTGCTCTTTTCCTTATACTCAATTGGCTCAATCGGAGTGTCAATAACTGCGCACTTATCGTTCGACGGAATACTCAAAGTGTTAAGGTATTGATTGTATTGCCAGTGACCACAAAAGACCATCTTATGAAAACGGTCTCGGCTGGCAGTATCCTTTAGATGATTGGTTTCTGGATCCTGGGGAAGATCGTGCAACCAATACACTCTAATCTTGTCTTCCTCAATATTTCTAACTCTAGAGCAGATAATCTGAAACTCGTCAGCTAGACCCTCTGGCATACGCGCGGCGATCGCGCGCTTAACCATTTCAGTTCCACCAAAAGACTTGGTAGAGATTTCATTTTCCTCGAACGCCATTACGATACTCCCACGCAGATTTGATCATTATGTCTAAGTCATAGTGTTTATACTGGTATTGAAACCCAGTTGTTCTTATAAATTTGTTAGGATTTGCGACTAGGAACGGCGGATCGCCTACTCTCCTAACACCGACTCTGTATTCAACTTTCCTACAAAGGTTGTTGAACATCTCGACGATATCTAGAACGGAGGTTCCTGTTTCGGTTCCTAGATTGAACTTCAAGGAACAAGGATCCTTGTCGTCGCTAAGGTATTTATCAGCGTGGATTAGAGCTCTACAAACATCGACAACATGTAAGTAGTCTCGAACACAAGTACCATCTCTGGTGTCATAGTCGTCACCATGAATAACAAACGGTGTATCGCCCATTATGGCTTTGTCACAAAGTTTGTTGATGATGTGGGGAGTATCTGGTTGCTGCCCAACGTCGCCATAAGCACCAATGACGTTGAAGAATCTAAACGAAGCTACTCTCAATTTTTTGACTTCGTAGCAAGCATCAATCATCTGCTCACACCAGAGCTTCGAAAGACCATAGTTGTTCGGGGGGCTGATTCTACTTGCTTCAGTTACAACCTTATCAGTTTCATCGTAAACCGCTGCTGTGCTTGCAAAGATAAGTTTATGTGTAGGCTTCAAATTTTGTAGAAGTTTGAGAGTCTTAGATGTGTTGTTCTCGAAGTATTCAAGAGGTAAATACGCGCTAGGTCCCAGTAAGCTACTCGCAGCAAGATGAAAGACAGTTGCTTCGGGATAATCTTTGAATACTTGCCTCGCGGGAGCGCTGGAAAAACAGTCGCCAAGGAACTCATCACAATACTTTGTTCTTGTCTTGTTTGTCATCCAACATTTTAGCGCATCGGGGTCGTTGTCAATTCCGACAACGTAGTAGTCATTTTCTTTTAGGAATTTAGTAAGAACTGAGCCGATATAACCAAACGACCCAGTTACTATAGCTACAGGTTTCATCTCTTCAGATACACCGCATTGATAGATGTCATACGACCAAAGTTTTCAAGCGGATCAACTCGCGTGAAACCATGGTCATTATGTAAAGAATCCCACCAAGGTTCATCCTTTAGTGTAACGTGATATCCTTCATCTGGGAATGTAGCAATACCAACAGTAAAGATACCACCTTGCTTTAGGTGATTATTGATGTTTGTAAGTACTTGAACCAAGTCGGCTTCATGAATGTGTTCAAGCACATCGAATGCCGAAATAACATCAAACTCGATACGATTACCTTCGTCGTCTAGAACTTCAAATGGTTTGGTGATATCAGCAGTGAACAGATTATTCGGAATCTTTGGCCATTCGCCATGTTCATTCTTTCTGCCATAATCACTACCTTCGATACCAACAGCAAGAATATCATTCTTCAAGAACTGAGAAACAAACCCACCACCAGCACAACCAAGATCCATGTAACGCATATCAGGTCCAAACCTACGGATAAGTTCTCTCACATATGCGCCATTTTTAGTATTATCTTGTTTTGTGCCATTAGGAACGATGTGATCATGACTCTCGTAAGCAATCGGGAAATCAGTAACAACTCTAACCATTTTTAATTCTTCTCCTCAATTCAGAACTACTCCAAGTGTGATATCTCGGAATCAAAATAATCTCTATGTTTCGTTCTCTACAAATTTCCATACCAGTGTAAGATCTGAAAGCGTAATCTGAACCTATGAATCTTTTATTGATATTCGCGGTTGATAAAAAATTCACTAGATCTAACTCCGTGTCATACGGAAAGATATCGTTGACAGCATTCAGAGCGCCTAGCTGAATGTGTCTTTCTAAAGTAGACTGCACGGGTTTGTTCTTTTCCGGACGATCAATAGTTGGGTCAGTATGCAACCCAACAACCAAATAGTCACATTGTTTCGCGGCACTATTCAAAAGATGAACGTGACCGGGATGTAGTAGGTCAAATGCGCCGCAAGTGAATCCTACTACCATCAGTTAGTTTCCATAGTAGCCTGACGCTTCAGGAAAGCTCGACGTAGAGACTTCGCGTCAAAATACTTCACAATCAAATCTTCTACGATACGTTCGTCGAATGTCTTACAGCTGAACACATCGAGGTAAATCTCTCGATCCTGATTAGCGAAATGCGCGCAGATATTGCTAGTTTCAATCAGCTGAACAAGGCTGTAGCCTTCCTTGTTACCAGTACCGAATTTAACAATCTGTGGTTCGCCATACGCAACCATGTCAATATCATTGACAAGCTGCTTATTGAAATTGTAGATATTGTCATAGCTGGTCATCTTCTCGATGTCACAACCAGCGGCATCCACGATAGCGTGATAACCCCAGTAACGTTCACTCATTCCATTCATTCCTTCTAGTAAGCACCCTTGACTTCGCAGTAAAAAACAGAATCAATTCGGAAAGAACGCCAACCGTTCTCGCCCAGATCCCAAACTGCGATAACGTCGGGATTTTCTTTATGGAAAGTCTTCTCTTCAGTTTGCTCTTCGAGACTACGCTGGTAGCTCTCCGGTAACATATGTTTCTGAAGAGTGCAACGCATGATGCGATTCTCTCCATTAGCCTTTGTGAAATGAACTTCAAGCACTTGGCTACGAAGATCCTTCAGCAAGGTGTCACGCTGGTACATAATATAGCTCCTAACCGTTCAATTGAATCTGAGAATCATTTATAGAATTCAGATGTTCCCTAAGCTGAGTATAACCCCCAATATACATACCGTCAAGCACTATTATTGGAAAAGACTTAGCTTCCGGGAACTTTTCTAGGATTTGTTCTCTTGAGAAATGTCTACCAAGTTTATGTTCGCTGTAAAGAATTTGTTTGTCCCATAGAGCAATCTTAGCCCTCTGACAATATGGACAATCTTCTTTCGTATATAGCTCGACGAACATCAGCTGATTGTTTCCATAGCAGCCGCGCGAAGAGTAGTATATACAGCGTCTCCGTCGCTCAGACTCCGAAAGTAATTCGAATATTTGTCAACAGCTTCTGTTTCGTGGGTAGCCTGAACCAGACGGAACTGCTTTGCTACAACCGAACCTCTACCTAACTCCCGTGGTGACATCTGCACTTCACCTTCAACAAGATAAAGTTTCGGTTGTCCGATTAAAGCATCAGACCGCTGAACTTGAGATGTTAGAATCGGGCTTGGTAG